ATACATTATAATTCTAATAGAAGAGCAGGAAGAAGTTGGGACATACCTTTAGCAAATAATGATTTTATTATGTTTCCCTCTACACAGATGTATTACATAACTAACAATCAAAAAGACTCTTTAAACTTTATTTTAACTACAGCTTATGAATCTATCTAATTACTTTTGGTATTTTAGTGGAGTTTTAACCCCTAAGTTTTGTGATGATGTTATTAAATATGCATTATCAAAAGAAGAAGTAATAGCTAGAACGGGTGGTTATGGGGATAAAAAATTAAAAAAAGAAGAAGTATTAGATTTAAAAAGAAAAAGAAATTCTGATTTAGTGTGGTTAGATGATACGTGGATTTATAAAGAAATACATCCATATGTTCATATGGCTAATAAAAATGCTGGATGGAATTTTCAGTGGGATAGATCAGAGTCTTGTCAGTTTACAAAATATAAATTAAATCAATATTATGATTGGCATACGGATCCTTGGGACAAACCTTATCAAAGAAAAGAAGGTGATCCAGATAATGGTAAAGTTAGAAAACTATCTATGACCTGTCAATTAACAGATGGGTCCGAATACACAGGCGGAGAATTAGAATTTGATTTTAGAAATTATGATCCTCATATGAGAGATGAAACTAAACATATAAGAAGCGTACCTGAAATATTACCTAAAGGCTCTATCGTAGTATTTCCTTCACATTTGTGGCATAGAGTTAAACCAGTAACGAGAGGAACACGATATTCACTTGTCGTATGGCATTTGGGATATCCATTTAAATAGTATGTATATAAATAATTATTTTGTAACACCTGTATGGACAGAAACAAAACCAGACTTTGTTAAATCTTTAAACAAAGCATCTGATCCATATATTAAAGAAGCACGAAAGAGTAAAGAAGGTAAAGCACATCTTAAAGCCCACGGCGACTTTGGTCGAGCGTGGCACTCAACGCAATTAATGAGTGATACTAAGTTTATGGATTTTAGAAATTATGTTGGTCAAAAATGTTGGGAGTTTTTAGATCACTCAGGATTTGATATGAGTAAATATACTACTTTCTTTGAACAAATGTGGGTACAAGAGTTTGCGAAAAAAGGTGGTGGTCATCATAATGCACACATTCATTGGAACACTCACGTCAATGGTTTTTATTTTTTAAAAGCTAGTGAGAAGACTTCTTATCCCATTTTTCACGAACCGAGAACCGGTGCAAGAACAACTAAATTACATATGAAACCTCAAAAAGGAGTATGGCCCGGAACAGAATTAATTCATTTTAAACCTGAACCAGGATTGCTTATGTTTTTTCCTGGATATCTAGAACACGAATTTTCTGTTGACTATGGTAAAGCTCCTTTTAGATTTATTCATTTTAATATATCAGCGGTGTTAAAAGATATGGCTAAAGATGTTTAAAAAGAAAAAGTATACAGTTATTCGTCAAGCAATATCACAAGACTTAGCAGGTTTTGTTGCAAACTATTTTTTAATGCAAAAACAAGTTTATGATACTTGTAAACAAACTAGATACTTTTCACCTTTTGAAAATATTCTTGGACAATATGAAGAACCAGATGGTCAAATACCAAACACATATTCTCAATATGCAAATATGGCTATGGAAACTTTGATGCTTAAATGTCAACCAGCTATGGAAAAAGCAACAGGATTAAAATTATATCCAGCTTATACTTATGCAAGGATATATAAAAAAGGAGATGAACTTAAAAGACACAAAGATAGATTTAGTTGTGAAATATCAACTACTATGAATCTTGGTGGTGATGACTGGCCTATATATTTAAGTCCAAATGAAAATGTAGGGATACCCGATGGTAAAAAAATAACTACTACTAGCCAAGCCAAAGGTATTAAAATAGATTTAAAACAAGGCGATATGCTAGTTTATTCTGGCTGTGAACTAGAACATTGGAGAGAAAAATTTAAAGGGAAAGAATGTATACAAGTATTTCTTCACTACAATAACCGTAAAACTCCGGGAGCTAAAGATAATATGTTTGATAAGCGTCCTCATTTAGGTCTTCCATCTTGGTTTAAACGATGATATAATTCTTAAATGGAGGCAGTAGATCCACCACATACCCTACTGTCTCCTTTTAAGGATTATATATGTTATTAGGACAAGACGCATTTTCAGCTCAACCATTTTCTAGTTCTCCATTTTTGGGGAATGCTATTGTAAATGTAGTTGGTGCACCTTTAACTTTAAGAGCAGGACCTGTAGGAATAGAGACAACTGTAATTAATGTCATAGTTTCTCCCGATCCTTTAGTATTAGCTACAGCTCAAGTAGGTACTTTTACTGTTGAAGGTACAGCAGTTGTTCCTGATACAATTCCTAAAGTACCATTAACTTTAGGTACAATGGACGCAACAAGTGCCGCTTCGGGTAGTGCGGTTATTAATCCATCTACCCTTCAAAACCAATTGACGTTGCGTACTGCTAGTGGTATAGTAGTTACCGGTAACGCAGTAGTAAATGTTACAGGAGTTCCATTAACATTAAGAACAAATGAAACTGGAATTATAACGTGGAACGAAATTATACCAGGAGCAAACATGGTTTGGACACCAATAGAACCGTACTAATATGGCATCAACTTATTCAACAGATTTATCATTAGAACTTGTAGCAACCGGTGAAAAAGCTGGTCTATGGGGATCAATTAATAATACTAATTTACAAGTTTTAGAAGCAGCTACTGCTTTTTTAGAAGTTCCTATCACCGGTACTACTCAAACTTTAAGTTTAGCTGACGGATCGTCGACCGCGGATGGTAAACATTTATATTTAAAATTAACTGGTACTTTAACTGGTAATACAACTTTAACAATGCCTGCATCGACTACAGGCGGAACAGCTACAAGAGTTTACATAATTGAAGACGCTACTACAAGAGGAGCTTCGGCTACTGATCTTTTTACTTTAGAAGTTTTAACTACAGGAGCAGCTTCTAATGTACCTGTTCCTCAAAAAGCTAATATGTTATTAGTTTCTAATGGAGCTACTCCTTTAACTACTTTAGGTGGAATTTTAAAAAAAGGACATGTTTCTATAGATTCCGCAACTGTAACTGCATACACAGCTGTAGCGGGAGATCAAATTTTTGTAGATACTCAAAACAATCAGGTAACAATAACACTACCTGCAGCCGCAGTCGCAGGAGATGAAATAACTATTATGGATGCTTCAGCTGCAAATGGATTTGCAACTAATAAATGTGCTGTTAATTTTAATGGTTTAAAATATCAAAATCTTACTGCTAACTTAGATTTACAAACAAACAATCAATCTGTTACTTTAATATATACTAATATTGCAGGTAAAGGTTGGATTCAAAAATCAAATAATACATAGGAGCTAATTAATGGCTCTTCAACAAATTAAATTTGCACCGGGAGTTGACAAACAAGACACACGTGTTGGTGCAGTAGGTCGATGGGTAGATTCAGATAATGTAAGATTTAGATATGGTCTTCCTGAAAAAGTAGGAGGATGGCAATCTTTAATACCAGATACTATTGTAGGTGTAGCTAGAAAACAACATGCTTTGGTTGATACATCTGGAAACAGATATGTAATTCTTGGGACGGATAAATTTTTAATTTGTTATTTTGAAGGAGGTCTTCATGACATTACTCCTTTTGATACAGATGCCAACGGAGCGGTGATTGCACTAGCTTCTACAGTTACTTCTAATACAGCAAATACTTCTATTACAATCGATACAGGTCCAACACTTCATGGTTTTAAAGAAGGAGACATTATATATTTTTCTGCGTTTACTAAACCTACCGGTTCAAATTTAGATAACGCAGATTTTTTAGATAAACCCTATCAAGTTATTACTGTTCCAACTAATACTACTTTTACTATTACCTCTCCAACTCAAGAAGCAGGAGGAGGTCCATACAATAATGGAACTTGTACTGTTAAACCTTATTCAAGAGTTGGACCCGCTGCGCAAACATATGGTTATGGATATGGTGTAGGACAATTTGGAGGAACAGTTCAAGGTTCTGCAACAAGTACTTTGAATGGAGGTATTGTAGCAGCTGATACCACTATTACTTTAGCTGATTCACAAAACTTTTCAACAAGTGGTAAAGCTTTAATTGGTGATTTTTCAAGTGGTAATTATGCAGCTACTTCTGAATTAATTAGTTACACTGGAAATACAGATGCAGCTCCAGGTGATTTAACAACGGTTAGTAGATCACAATCTGGAACAACAGCTCCAGCAACAACAGCTTTAGGAACAACTGTTACTCAATCTACAGACTGGGCTGGTTACGGTGATCCAGTAGTAGCTACTACTACAACTTTAGAACCAGGCCTTTGGTCATTAAGTAGTTTTGGAGAAGTTTTGGTTGCAACTATTGCTAATGGTAAAACATTTACATGGAATGCTGGTATTGCCGCAAGATTAACAACAAGAGCATCACAACTTACAACGAGTTTTGAAACAACTAACAATCCAGATAAAAGTAGATTAACTTTAGTATCTCCTACTACAAGACACTTAATTCATTTTGGAACTGAGGCCACTATTGGCACTCCTACTTCTCAAGAAGATTTATTAATTAGATTTTCCGAACAAGAAAATATAAATACTTATACTATTCAAGCAACAAACACAGCTGGTTCTCAAAGATTACAAGATGGTACTAAAATTATGGGAGCTATCTCTGCTAAAGAAAATATTCTAGTATGGACTGATAATGCTTTATATACCATGAAGTTTGTTGGTGCTCCATTTACATTTGGATTTGAACAAGTAGGTACAAACTGTGGATTGATTGGACAGAATGCAGCTATTGAAATAGATGGTGTTGCTTATTGGATGTCTAACAATGGCTTCTTTTCTTTTGATGGTACAGTTAATACTTTACCGTGTTCGGTTGAAGACTATGTTTATGATGATGCTGATACAACTAAAGGACAACAAATTTGTGCAGGAATTAATAATTTATTTACCGAAGTTACTTGGTGGTACCCAACATCAGGATCAGATTTTAACAACAGATATGTAGTTTATAATTATGGTCAAACTAATCAACAAGTGCCAATGGGTAATTGGTATACAGGAACTAATACTAATTCAATTAGAACAACTTGGATTGATTCATTAGTTTATCCTAAACCTTATGCAACAGCATTTGATAGTACAGGCACAGGCACATTTCCAGTTATTGGTGGAGAAACTGGCTTAGGTAAAACCGTATTTTTTGAACATGAAATAGGAACCGATCAAGTTAATCCTGATGGATCTACTACAGCTTTAACTTCTTTTGTAGAATCTTTTGATTTTGCATTACAAACAGATCAAGGTATTGGAGAATATTTTTTATCTATGGGTAGATTTTTACCTAATTTTAAAAACTTAATAGGGAATGCAATAGTGAATGTATCAGTCACTCCTTTTCCAGCTGCTCCTAATACCACAGCTTCCTTTAGTCCTTTTACAGTTGACACTTCTACTACATTTGTTAGTACTAGAGCACGAGGAAGGTACGCAGCTATTAAAATTGAAAATACAGGATCAGGACAAAGTTGGAGGTTTGGAACTTTTCAAGCTGATCTTAAACCAGACGGTAGAAGATAATGACAAAGATAGCAGTAAGATTACCAGAACCAAAAAAAGAATACACGGAAGATAACCAAAGACAAATCAATAGATCTTTTTCTTCAATAGTAGAACAACTTAACTCTACATTTTTAACTCAGTTAAAAGAAGATTCTGAAAGATACACATGGTTTGGACTAGGATAATATGGCTAACATATATTTAAACGCAAAAAAAGATTTAACAACTAGTACAGTTACTACTTTATATAGTGTACCTTCTAACTCAAGAGCTATTGTAAAATCTCTTTTAGTATCAGAAGATACTAATACAGCTACTACTATTACTGTAGATTTATTTGATGCAGATCCTTCAACAGGTAACAAGTTTAACTTATTTAAAACACAAGCGGTATCAGGTAATGAAACTTTACAACTTTTAACCGAACCTTTAATTATGTTAGAGAATGAAGTACTTCAAGTAACAGCAGCAGATGCTAATACTTTACATGTGGTAGCATCAATACTAGAAATTAATAGAGAGGATAGATAATGACAATTGTAGCACAAGAAGAAGAAATTAAATACGAAACAATAAATGGTAAATCAGTCTTAAAATATAAGCCTAGAGTAGAACTTACTATTGTACATACAGAAACTGGAAGAGAATATTTATCAGAAGAAGAAGCTAAAGCTGATGTAAATAGCCCTCATACAGATACTAAACAAGAGCATATATCTAAGAGCGTACATGTTAAGGTAATTGGGCTTCCATTAGGCACTGATACAAACATAAAGTAGATTGACTGGAAGGAAAAAACGAAGTAAAATGGTTGATACTAGCTTACATACAAGAGTTGCGACCTTGCTTTTCAATAATATAATAGGAAGATAATATGGGATTTTTTTCAAAGATACGTAAAAGAATTAAAAAGATAATACCAAAGGAAATACGTCCTTTCGTACCTTATATAGCAGCAAGTATGGTAGGTCCTGCTGGTATTGGAGGTTTGGGACAAACAGCATCTAGATTTATGACGGCTGCCGCAGCTAGAGCAGCAAGTGACGATGAGGCAAATTTAAAAGACATTGCAAGAGCCGGAGGTTTAGCAGCACTTCCTACAGCACTATCTAATTATGGTAAAGGAACTGGAATGTTTCCAGAGTATGCTAAAAAAGCTGGAGATTATATTCAAAAACAAGGAGCTTTAAAAACTTTAGCAGCCCAAGGTGCAATAGACGCAGGAATTAAAGCAGCAGAATTAAATGAAGACGCATTGGACAAATACAATAGAGAATTATTAGAACAAGGAATCGCGGATAAAGCAGGAAGAAGATCTGCTATCAGAGCAATCTACGAAGGTACTGGAACGTGGGACATGGATGAAGTTGATGAAATGCTAGACACTTATGGATACAGAACAGGTGGTAGAGTTCGTCATGCAGCGGGTGATATGGTTACCGCAGATTCAGCAGAAGTAATATCGGAAGTTCCTCAAGCTCGACTAAATCAGATTCAAGGTAGTCAAATGGCTGAAGATGCTTACAATCAAATATTTCAAAAGTTTATGGAAAGATTTCCAGGACTTGCAACAGGTGAAGAAACACTAGAAGAAATGGTTGCAATGCTACAAGCAGAAAATATAATGGAAACTCCAGGGTTAGGTATTTTAGGAGTTGATGCAGCGATGGAGATGATTACTCCTGAGAGTGCAAGAACAAGTGCACAAGCTATTTCAAGACATCGTTTAAGTGAGGGCGGAAGAATTGGTTATGCTTTAGCCGGAGCTGTCACAAAGGACGAGAAAAAAGGAAAGAAAAAAGGAAAAAGAAAATTTGATAAAAAGAAGAAAAGATGGATCCTAGACGAGGAAGGTAGCTACGAGGATTTTACCGATTCACTTAGTGCAGCTCAAGAGGGTTTAGAAAGATTAGAAGAACAAAAAATTAAACCATTACCTATTAGAGAATTAAGATTAGCTAGAGGTGGTGATGTTGATGATGAAGTTATGGAATTTGATGAAGAAATTATTACACCAGATTATTTAATGAAAGAAGAAGGTGTAGAAATTGGAGAACAAGTATCTGATCCAAGTAGAATGGATGAATTAAATTCTTTATCTATGGATTTATTTGGTAAACCTTTGGGAGAATTAAATGAAATACAAATGGAAATGTTAATGAACTTTGCTTCACAAAAAGCTTCTGCTTATACACAAGACGAATTAGATATGTATGAAAATTATAAATATGACATGAATGAACAAAGACCAGGCATGCCGATCATGAGTATTGATGAATACTTACAAATGGAATTAGGTGCAGCTAGAGCAGGTGTTGCTAGTGGTGGACTAATGGATTTAAATCCCAGTGATGATGTAGAAGTAATGGATGAAGAAGAAATTATTACCCCAGATTATTTAATGAAAGAAGAAGGTGTTGCGATTGGTCCTATGGCAGGTGGTGGAGACAGAGGTATGAGAGCACAAATGTTAGCTGAACAATTAGCAGAAGAACAATATGGAAAAGAATTCTATGATCTTTCACACGATCAACAAATGGAAATTTATACTATTGCTTTAGATATGATTGATAGTGGAGGGATGAAGAAAGGTGGCAAAGTAATTAAATTTAGACCTAAAGAAATTAAAGTATTTGGTAAATCAAAAGACTATCCTGGTATTAAAGAAATTATAAGAAGATCTAAACTTAGAGATAAACAAAGAAGTGGAAAAGCTGAAGGTGGACTGATGAATCTTGGTGGTAATGAAATGGATTTAAGAGGTGGTGGATTTGTACCTATGGGTGCAAAAGAAAGAGCAGATGACGTACCTGCAAGACTTT